AATTGATTGCTTTTAATTGATTGATCAACCTGCGCTTGACGTATATTTTTATTTTGCGTTCCAGTTAAATTGGAATTACTTAACGAATTTATTGACATTTTTAACCTATGTTATTTCTGTACCAAACGCTTGAAATGTTACGTTTGCGTCTGAAGCACCAACAGATATTTCTGCACCAGTTTCTAATGTTATACCTAATGTCAATGTTATTGTATCATTGCCATTTATAACAGTGTCATACGCTATATAGTCTTGGTTTGCAACTGTTGAATTGTCATTTTTTGTTGCAATTCTAAATGTGTTATTAGCACTTTCACGATTACATACGACAATGGTTGAAACGACTGCGGACTTTCCAGATCCAACTAAATAAAGTTCAACGTCATTTGCAGAAGCGTCTGCGACTTGTCCAAGTATCTTATATGTGTTTGCCATTTACTTCCTTTCTATGCACCTATTAATAATAATTGATCAAATTCTGTTCCAGATCCACCACCACTTGGCAATAGTGATAATAAACCACTACCACCCATACCACTGTGATTTGGACAATAATAATATAAAGTTGAAGTTGCACCAGCTATTCCAAGTGTTTCTGGTGTGATTTCTATTTGTACAAATGCGTTAGAACTTCCAGCAGTACCAGAAGTAGTAACGTTTGTTGTAAACTCACTACCACCACTATGTGTACCGTCAGAAGTTGTAGAAAACTTTAATGGGTGTCCACTAACACTGCTATCACTAACATCAAATTTATATTTAAAACCAGTTGAAAGATCCATTGAAACAGATCTAGTTCCAGCACCAGTATCAGTGCCATTTAAAAAATAAAATACGTTTTGGCTACCACTTCCGTCATCTGCAACTTTTACTGTAATTGGAATTGTCAATGTTGATGTACCAGCAGTTATACCGTCTAAGGCAGTTTGCGTTGCAGTAGAAACTGGTAGATCAGCTAATGTTGTTTTCTTTGTTGCATTTGAAGCGCTAACATCAGCTATTAATATTTCATCAGCACTAACTGGTGTTGCAGAACTTGCACCATTTACATCAACATTTAAAGTAACGGCACCAGTAGTACCCCCACCAGATAAAGCAGTTCCAGCAGTAACACCAGTAATGTCACCGTCACCAATAAAATTTACAAACGAACTGCCGTCATAAAATTGTAGTGTGTTGCTATCTTTTAAAAATACAAACTGCCCTTCTTCGCGTTTGCTACTTGTAATTCCACTATCTCTGGCCGTGCTATCATTGAAAACCATTATTGCCTGCATGAGATACGCATTAACGTCAGAAGCAGTTAATACTTCACCAGTTGCAAATTCTTTATATCCAGATAATGCCATATTTTTAGTTTATCCTTTCTTGTTTCTCATCTATATTGTGTGTCATTAATAACCAAGTTTGTCTGTATCTAGTACACCAAAAAACGTGTTATTTAATCTAAAAAATGCTTGAACATCTGCGTTAGATAACATATATTGGCAAGTAAATATGTCTGGTGTTATTGAATAACTTATTTGATCTATTATTTCCAAAGTTTGTATTTGGCTTGGTGATCCACCACCAGTTGGTGTTAACTCTACTTGAACAATGTCACCAACTTCCCTTTCCAAAATTGTGTTTTGATTTGATGTTGAAGCTTCTTTTACATCAACAAGCAAATTATCAAACCTAATCAAAGCGTCTTTAAATTTACCTAGTAAGAACTTAGAAGCGTCAAGAACTTCTGTATCTGAATTATTAAAGAGTTGATCTCTTGAAAGTGTTCTAACAAGATATTTACCTTGACTAGCAATATCCTGTGAAGTTTGTGTTGTGCCACCATTTCTTGTTAAATTTATTACGTTGTAAATTTCATTGTCATCATTTACATAATCAACTGATAGATATGAAATATCACTACCGTCATCACTGAAAGTTGCACTTGCGCTAGACGGAAACGTGGTATGACGTGATTTGAAAGTTAAATTACCACTTTTTGATACAAACAACAAACCATTTTCAGATTGCTCTATTTGTTGCAATATTGATAAAGTATTACCACTTAAATCAGAAAATGCTTGCATTGTAGAAATTCCTGTTTCTATATCTCTTGTTGAAGCACTAAATTTTACATCAGTATTATCTAAAACTGCACCAATCATTGTTCCAGATTTACTTGATGAAAATGCTTGATTTACAATTTCTGTATTAGCTATTTTTATAAATGCGTCAGAAGCAATAAAATCAGCAAATGAATTTGATCCGTCTGGATAAGTTAAATTTACGTCAGTAACAAAACCAACAAATAAATCTTCATAGTTGCTTCCACCGTCAGTTGTTGCGTCAATATGTATTAATATCATTGGCTCAATACCCGGACTAAATGGACTTGATGTATTAGTGTTTTCGTATTTTCTTGCGTTGTTTAATAAACGAACAGTACAAGATCCAGTAAAAAAACTTTCTAAGTCTTTAGATCGTCCACGATTAATTGTTATGCTTTGTACATCACTTGTCACATCTGATAAAGATACTGCACCAGCTAATTCACCACTTCCTAAAATACCACGAATTACATCATCTAGTGTAAATTCATTTGGTGTAAAACCTATACGAACACGTGTTGTTGGTTGTGCCATTAGAGTATGACAACCCCAGATCCACCCCCGCCAACACCTACACGTCCAAGTGTTCCGTTACGATCAGTGAACTTCTTAACTTCTTCAACTGTTTTTCTTGCTACTTCATCTGGATTGCCACCACCACTTACGCCTATATTAAAATTGTTGGTTACATTTTGCAGTCCAGAACTTGCACGATTGCTACCTGCTACTAATGCGTCAAGTTCGTTTTGTGCGTCTATTTCATCTGGTGTTAATCTTTTAACTTCGCTTTCTGCAAAACCCAAACTAACATTTTCAAACTTACGTAGTTTTGGTATATCTAATTTTATTCCAATCTTACCTAATATATTTTGTGCTTTTTCACCAAACGCATTTAATTTATCTGCAAATCTGTTAAAACCATTTATGATCGCATTAATCATTTTCTCAAAGTTTTTTGGTAAGTTAGTCAAAAACGGTGTTATATATTTTTCTACTATTTCTGTCATTTTTCTAAATGCTGGCGCAAGCATTGTAAGAAGTAAAGAAACTATTGTTAATATTGGTGGTGCAAGTTGCGCTATCATTTGACCAATAGAAGAAATAAATGGTGCTACTGCTTGGATCGCACCAACTAATTGCGGGCCGATCTCTTGTACAAGATCAACAAGAACTGGTAACAATGCTTCAGCAATAGGTAATAACTCTTGTCCCATTGTTGCTTTTAATTCTGTTATTTTTGCACGTGCTTCATTTGATTTAGCCGCAAAACTTTCTTGTTCTGCGTTTAAATATCCTTGTGTAACTATGGAACGTTCTTTGATTAATTCTAAAGTTGCATGCGCTTTTTCTTGTTGTGTTAATTGTTTAGCATTTTCTTTACCAGTCATTGCAAATGCTTTTGTTTGAACATCTGCTTCCATGATCGTAATACCATAGGTTTTAAGACTTTCACGTTCACCAAGTAATGCTTTAGTAAATGCTTGCATAACTGGTGTTGCACCACCTTGAACGTTGTTAAATGCCGCTACATCACCAGCAACAATTGCTAGTTCTTCACCAAGTTTGGCACTTTCTTCAGCAGTAAATCCAACAGACTGTACAACTTGACCAGTTGTTTTAAGAAGATCCTGTAATTCAAAGTTAGCCATACCAGCTTTGTTTGCAAATTCTTCAACAAATGCGTTTAGTTGTTGACCACTTTCGCCAGTTCCAAAAACAACATCAAATGCAGATCCAGCTTCTTTTGCACTAGAAGCAAGATTGACCATTTCCTTGCCAACTGTACCAGCGGCAACACCAAGCCCAGCAATAGCAGTTGCACCAACTTTTGCAATACCAGTTGCAACATTGCCCAAACCTTGTAATGCTTTTTGTCCCCTTGTTATTGATTTAACTAAACCCTCAGTTTTACCAACAATAGAAATTACTGCTTCACGATTTATCTTTACCATTTATATTTTCTTTCCTATCGCTTTTGCCAATGCTTCATAAAGGCGATCATTATACGTTGACATAATTCTATCTTGTTCCCTAGCGATTGTACGCATTACGACATAACCACCTTTACCAAATCTACCAAAACTAGAAGTACCAGTAGCATATTGGTTACCTATCCAGTTTCTATAAGGAAATTTTGCATTTCGTCTTGAATAACGTAATTTACCAACTGCGTTACGATCTATCTTACGCATTTTTGAAGATCCACGTATTGGTACAAGTAAACTATCACGACCAAATTCCATTGATAATGCAGACGGTTGCCTGTTACTTGGCTTACCTATTTTAATTTTTGCTTGTGTTCTTGTAGCTTGTGGTTTTATGTTTTTTGTAGATTGTGACGCTTTTGGCACTGGTTGTTTTGCGCCAAGTGATCTAGCTTTATCAGATACTTCTTTTGCTATCTCTCTATTAAATGCACGCAACGCTTTTAA